AAACTACCATTCAGAACACTAAAAAAAGAATGGGTAATTAAAGTTTGAGCCCCGATAGTTTAATGGATAAAACAAGAGACTTCTAATCTTTCGATCTAGGTTCGATTCCTAGTTGGGGTGCCATTTTTAACTATTATAAATAATAACTACAACGATTGATATATAGATAATGCAATTGTTAAACAAACGGAGAATTACATGTTAAAAAAGGTTTATGCTTTTTTTATGGTAATTGTCGCATCATTAATATTGACGGGAACGATACAAGCACCTCTTGGAAAACAAAGTACTAAAATACCGTCAATCATTCAGCCAATATCGAGAACTTTACCGATAACCTTAAATCCCAATTTACTAACTGAAAAAATAACAAAGGATCAGGTTCAATGTTTGGCAAAGAATATATATTTTGAAGCGGCAACACAGTCAACTGCAGGAAAATTAGCAGTTGCTTTTGTAACAAAAAATAGAGTACATTCAGAACGATTTCCTAATACCTTTTGCGAAGTAATATATGAGGGTCTTCATTATGCTTCAGGACATCCAAAAAGAGATAGATGCCAATTTTCATGGTATTGTGATGGAATGGGTGATAATCCACGTAATGGAAGGGCCTGGAAAAGCTCACAGTCAGTAGCAAAATGGTTTTATGATCATCAAGATCGGCTTATGGATATAACAGATGGTGCGACACACTATCATGCAGATTGGATGGAAAAATATCCACATTGGGCAAATAAATATCGAAAAAATGTAAGAATAGATGATCATATTTTTTACAAACACCGTTATAAGAACAAAAAGAAAACCAACGAGATTACTCTCGCTAGATTATAGAAAGTAAATTATGATAGATAATGTAGATGTGAAAATTCCTCAACATGAAGAAGGAAATCCTGCGGAAAATTCTTTGGGTGGAACAGAACTTGTCACAATGGAATTATTCCGCAGGTTACCTCAAGAATATAAAGACAAATTTCAATTTGTTGTTTCAAGAGTTCATAATATAGAAGAAGATAAACGTAGGCTTTATTGGTTACATGATCTTGCTTTAGATCCTGTTCATTCTTTACTTACAACTCCTTCAATAGATATGTTTGATAAATTGGTTTTTGTTAGTCATTGGCAACAACAACAATTTAATACATTATTAAAAATACCGTATGATCGTGGAGTTGTAATTAAAAATGCTATAGATCCTATTCCTAAACATGAAGAGACTGAAACAAAAGACCTACAGTTAATATATGCTTCAACACCTCAAAGAGGTCTTGATATTCTTGTGAATGCTTTAGATTTGATTGATAGAACTGATTTTCATTTACATGTTTTTTCTAGTTATAAACTATATGGTTGGGAACAAAATGATGAAGAATTCAAACCTCTATTTGAAAGATTGGAATCAGATTCAAGAGTAACAAATCATAGTACAGTTTCATATGATGAATTGAGAAAACATTGGACAGATATGCATATATTAGCATATCCATGTACTTGGCAAGAAACTTCTTGTAGAGTAGCAATGGAAGCAATGTCTGCTCATTGTGCAGTTGTTACTTCTAATTGGGGAGCCTTACCCGAAACATGTGGTGAATATGCTTACATGTATAATTATACAGAAGATAAGAATAAGCATGTTGAAACGTTTGCTGATGCACTTGAAGATGTTATGGATTCATATTGGACAAAAGATGTTCAAAAAAATCTTGATAATGCATTAGAGTATTCGCATACGCATTATAGTTGGGACAAACGAATCAATCAATGGATTGATTTTCTTGATAACTTAATATATGAACTAGACTATGAGGAAGCTAAAAACAAAGAAATCAGTATTAATAAAAAAGCCTAAACAAATTATTGGTTCAGGTAGATCATTTGATGAACAAAGAATGGGAACCGAACCTGTCTTTGATGATAACTCAACGGAATCTGATATAATGCATGGATTGAATTGGTATAGCCATTTTCATGAAGCAGATCAGTCTAAAAAATGGATGTTGGAGTACATGAAACATTCTGGATATAGTAAAGAAGATATTCAGAAAGTAAAATCCTTTTCATGGGGAAAAGCTGGTGTCCTTGTTGACGGACCAAAGACTGTTTATTTGAAAGGTGGTGGGTTTCTTGCTAGAATGTTTATGAGAGGATTTGAAAATCTTCCGAGAGAATATATAGAAAAAATTAATTTTTATATTGACTACAGTAAGAAAAAAGGCGAACTTGTTGTTGAACAAAAATTTGTTGAAAAGAAAATTAATGAACATGGTCATAAGCCTTCAATTCAAAATTATATAAAAGAACAAGTATCTTTATATGCTTCTGAAATAGAGCAATCTATAGATGGTTTTTTTGACAATGATTATGAACCGACTATAAACGTATATGATTGGTTGGTTAGTAAAGAAGTTAAGGGACTAATTGCTAAAAAAATAGCAAATGAATTTCATCCCCATTTAACAGAAATAAAATCAATTCCAACAGACGAAGACCTAGCTGAATCTTATGATCATATGACAAAGAAGCAACTTGTTAAATATGAGAATTTTATTCAGACAATTATTAGTGATTGTGAACGATATTCTGCAAATGTTAATAAGCAAAGAAAGCCCCGAAAGAAAAAACCTATTTCGGTTTCGAAACAAATTGCTAAGTTGAACTATAAAAAACAAGATGATGAATATAAAATAGCATCAATTAACCCATCTGAGATTGTTGGTGCTGATCGATTGTATGTATTTAATTCAAAGTATCGTAAACTTGGTGTGTATCAGGCAGAAGGTCATGCGGGACTATCTGTAAAAGGAAGCACTCTTCGAGGATTTGATTTATCACTTTCTAAATGTAAAAAAGTAAGAAAGCCAGAAGAAGTATTAACAAAAATGCTTTCTGGTGGTAAACTTGCGATTAAAAAACAATATGAGTCTATTAATTCTAAAGAAAAAGATTTAACTGGTCGCATTAATAATGAAACTATACTTCTTAAAATTGTAAAATGATATTACTTGATTATTCACAAATCGTTATTGCAAATGTGATGATGAATAAAAGGTCGATGTCTGAAGATTTTGTCAGACATGCAGTTTTAAATACTATAAGAATGTATCATCATAAATTTAGAGATGAATATGGTCAATTGATAGTTTGTTGTGATGCAAAAGGCAATTGGCGAAAGGATGCATTCAAATATTATAAAGCTCAAAGAAAAACAACAAGAGATAAATCTGATTTTGATTGGGTTGAATTATACAGAATATTACATATAGTACGAGAAGAGATAAGTGAAAACTTTCCCTATAAGGTTATATACATAGATAAAGCAGAGGCAGACGACATTATTGCCACTATTGTAATGAAACGATACATGTATAATTATGACGAACAAGAACCCATTTTAATATTATCAAGTGATAAGGACTTTGTTCAGTTACAAAAATATGAAAATGTAAATCAATATTCACCTCTCACGAAGAAATTTCTTAATACTGATAATCCAAATAACTTTTTAAGAGAACATATACTTAGAGGCGATACAAGTGATGGTGTTCCAAATTTTTTGTCTTCTGATGACACATTTGTTGTTACGGATAAAAGACAAACACCATTATCAAAGAAAAAGTTATCAGTTTGGTCTGAACTTGAACCTGACGTATTTTGTCAAGGTGAACAGTTACGCAATTATCGTAGAAATGAAATGTTAATAGATTTTACTAAAATACCTGAATGGTTACAAATCAATATTGTGGATGAATATGTTAATCAGCCCGAAGTTGGTAGGTCTAGACTTTTCAATTATTTTATAAAATATAAACTTAAAAATTTAATGGAGCATATAAATGAATTTTAGGAGATATTATGGCGGCTAAAATGACAAATGAAATCTTTTCTATTGCAAATGGATTAAGTTCTGATGAAGAACGTGTTAACTATTTGCGACAAAATGCAACTAAAGCAGTAAGAGGGTTATTGATATATAATTTTAGTGATACGAAATTTCTTCTTCCTGAGGGTCGACCAGAACTGAGAACCGAGGAAGACTTTAATCCACAAAGGGGGTTTGTTGAAGGTGTTGATGATGGAGCTACTTTGAATTATGAAATGAGA